CGACCAGCAGCGTTGTTTGACTTGATGATTTGCGCACCAAGAGTCTCACTTGGGTCAGTTTGACCACGCTGAATGTCTGCAATGCCCATTAATTCATAGATTTGACCTTTAACTTGCTCCATTGCTTGATAGCAAGACATCAATGCGCTTGCAAATGGGGTTAAATCTACTAGGTCAATAGCGCCTTTCATGCCTTGCTTTTCAGCAAATGCCATCCAGTTAGCTACTGGAATCATGGTGTTATTTTCGCCTTCAGAGAATAGGCGCTGTAGTTCAGAAGCCGAGGCATCGTATACACCACGCACTTTAAGGGCATTAATCAAGCCATCAATTCTGTCGCACAGAACATCTAATTCTCTAGCTTGGTCTTGGTAGATAGTGAAATCAGGGATTGGTTCTAGGGAATCTGTAGTCAGAGTCGCATAGAGTGGCTTTGGACAAGGCCAGAAGTTCTCTAATCCTAGTGGGTCGTCTCTTTCGTCAACAATCTTACCGAGTGATTTGCTAATCCAAAGGACTTTACCTGTTTCTTTATCCCAGACTTCGTATATCACCGCCTCATATACACCGTCATCAGATTTGTAAGATTGTTTTAAGTCGTCAGGTTTAGTATCTAATGGGATTTTGTAGCCCATTTCTTCGCCAAAACGCTCAACCAAAGCTGGGCGAGACATATAGACTCTACGCCAGACTGCGGTTACTTCTTCCCAAGTGCGGGCAATAGTGTGTCCAAAGTCTCTCCAATGGACATAATCAACAGGACAGCACTCATACTCAATACGCTCTGGATTTTCAATTTCAGTAGCTTCAGGAGTTTCTGCTTCATCGGAGTCTTCGCTAACTTGTAATCCGTCATCAGGTGTGTCGCCATCAGTCATACCTGCTTCTTCACCAACAATATGCGGTTCATAACGAACCCAGGCTACACCACGACCACCCAATAAGCGGTCTAATACTGCGTTATTCATGGCTGACTTATAGTCACCATAATGTTCAATTTCAAACTCTAATGCCCTTTCAAGCATCATTGAGGCTACACGCCCTATCGGGTCATTATCTCTAAACCTACGGCTAACATCAGGTCTAGGCAGTCTTGCAAAGATAGCTGGCTGTATAGTCTGAACATTGCTCCAGAGAATGTTAAATCGTGCATTAGGGTTTCTGTCGTAGCGGGAATCATCTTTGTATTTCTTTACTATGCGGTCAACCCTGGCTTCCCATCGTTTATATGAGCGCTCATAGCCCATAATGGTTTTATACCAATCTTCGTAGGTATGATTGACTGTAGCTTTATCGTTTGCCATGAGTTGCCTTAATGTTTGAATATTTGGCGAAATGTTTGCTCATTTTACCTTTTTTATATCCTATTGTTTGTTTTTACTTTAGTCTCTTTCCATAAGTCATTGAGAGACACTTTAGTTTCCCCGACAAATACCCCCCGTATAGGCGCTTCTGGGTCAACAATCTTTGCCTCATCTTTCCAAACAATTGCTAGATACCTAAAAGCATCAGCACCATGAGAAGTCCAATCATGGCGAGGCTTATCCCTGAATACCTTTTTATCTTCATCGTACTCCCTTTGATATTGTCTTAGACACTCTATGCCGTCAGTACACTTATGGTCAAACCATGCCCGAGTAAGGGCTAACCTACTAGCCTGTATGCCGTCTTGGAGTTTTAAATTAGGGGTTATTTTGATTGTTTTTAGAGGTATCTTATCGCCTAGCTGTTCGATTACAGAACGATTAGAAGATAGGGTTTTGGCTCTAGCATCATGGGGCAACCAATGTGTACCGTAGGTATATCCCCTCTCCTCTTCCCTAGCCTGAATAATCCCCGCATAAAAAGCAACGGGTTGCCCGTTAGATGAGTGATAGTCTAATAAACGAATCTCCCCGTGTACGACTTGATACCACCATATAGCCGTATCGTCTGAGTACCCTAAGTCCCATGCCGTATGAACAGGGAATAAAGGGTCATATTCGACATCGGTGATACGCCCTTGGTCTGTAAGCTGGCGCATTTCCTTGCCATAGTAAGCCCCGAGGATAGCGCTTTCAAAGTCACATTCAAACTCTTGAAGATATTGGTCTTGGGTCATTGTCTTGGCGGCATCGTCTAACTCCTCTTTATCAAGTATTCCCGTCTGACTAGCCCGTAGGACTTTGACATACCAATCCTCCCCCTTGGTTGCAGTCTGGTACATCTCCCAGAACGCATTATGACCCTTAGGAGTGCCGATAAAGGTAGCTGAACCCTTCCTATCAGTAAGTAACGGGCGAACCACAGCCCCCCATATAGACGGCTTCATATCGGCATATTCGTCAAGGACTACTGAATCAAGGAAGATTCCTCGAAGTCCATCAGGGGAGTCAGCACCATACAGCCTTATCCTAGCCCCGTTCACTAGCTCCACCCATAGCTCACTCTGATTGGCTTTCCTTAATACAGGCTGTGAAAACCTGACTAAGTAATCCCATGCAATATTCTTAGCCTGGCTGTAATAAGGTGCGATGTAAGCATACCGCCCGTCTGGCTTATCATCCATCAAGGCTTTATATATCAGGTCATTAATACATAGAACCGTCTTACCGCACCGTCTATGGGCCACAATCAAGCTCCATCGCTCAGTCCTATCGTGGAAGTCCTCGAATACTTTGCGGGGACAATAGTCCATCTCTACATTCAATACTCCATCTTCTATCATTCAGGGCGCTTCCAAGAGATAACCATACGCTGAGGGGCTTGCTCATCTCCTACGCTCTCAACCCTAGCGAGCTTAGGTAAGTGATACTCCATTACGGCTTGCAACATGAGAAAGGCCTTTTCAGGGTTAGGCGGGACAATCCACACAATATCCCCATTTTTGTCATATCTAATACAGCCCTCTTTGTCAGTCTTAGGAATACCAGAGGCAACCTCCTCCAACCAATGCTGCATCCTGGGACTGTTCTTATCAACGAATTTAGCGATGGCCTCTTTGGCAATGGCTGTATGTTTATTAACAGCGCCAACGGGCCTGCCTTTACCAGCATTGGGAGGAGTTCTTTTCTTGGGCTTTACTATTGAACCATCAGGATTGACGGTCACAATATCAGACGAATTAGTCATGGTTTGCTAGCTTTCTATAACTTTCAGCAATTAAGTAATTAATAAAACTCTAAGTCATTGATTCTATTGAACGCAATATATCACAATTTGCATAAAAGCAACAGTAATCAAAATATATTGGTATATGAGGGTTTGTCCTAATATAATTAATGTAGTGCATCGCTACAATACAAGTAAGCAGCACACTTTATCAACTGTTTTAAAAGGGGAATTACAATGCATATCAAATCAATCGAAGCAGTATCAAAGCAATTAGGAAATGTAGGTTGGACTGAGCGCTTATATAAGTTTGAAACAGGTCAGAAAGCCACATGGCACACTCACACTCATAAAATTGACTGTTTTAATGGTATAGGTCGCAACATCACAGAAACGCCTATAGGTCAAAAAATGGTAGCAGCAATCAAGACTCATCAAGATTTAAACGATTAAAGGGGAATCACATGATACAAACAGTAAACAACTTAGACTTTCACAATGCTTTCAATGCTATGGATAGAAACAATCAATTTAGCTATGAGGCATTGAATATGCTCTTTAACTACTTTGAGGAGTTTGACCCAGAGATGGAATTAGATGTTATCTCTATATGCTGTGAATATAGTGAGATGCACATAGCAGATATATTGAATAGCTATCCTATTACTTGTGATAGTAGTGAGCCTGATTCGGTTAAACAAGCCGTTTTAAATTACTTATATGCTCATACAGCAGTTATAGGTGAGACTGATAGTGCAATAGTTTTTCAACAGTTCTAGAGGGGATAATTATGAGAAATTGGCATGCAGTTCTTATCTCAGTTCTTTTGGCGGGAATTTTATACTTTATCTGGTACTTAACTGCCATCCATTACATTTAAACGCATTACAAGGGGCTTTCTAGCCCATTTCAAAGGGGAAAACACTATGCAACATAATATAAAGCTGGCTATCTATGATGCTGCTGCTGGCAGGGAAATCCACTCAATTAAGCCTAAGGATAATTGGCTTAAAAAACTAGACGCTATCCACCAGCTTATGCAATACGCCAAGGACAATAGTGTCCAGGGGTGGATTAATGAATACGACCTAAATTGGTCTAATACACAATGCGCCAATAAACACGAACTATAAGGGGAAAATTATGAGATATGAAATTCAAGCAAGTACATTTAATTGCGTTGATGGTGGGGATTGGATACAGGTCACTCACGGCAAAACAATAGAGCAGGCAATTCTAAAATTTAGAGCTTATCTGAAGGAAGTCCCAGCCCATTACAGGCCGTTTAACATCCATTCAAAAATCAAAGTTTACAACCGTACAGAACAGCGCTTTGTTGCAGATTATTACATTTAAGGGGGTTTTATGAATAAGCATCAACTAAAGAAAAAGTCTTGCCCGTCTTGCGGTAAGCGTGAAATGACGGAATTTACTCGCTATGAAAATGTATGCACTTGTGCAAATTGTGGATTTAAGTTATTTGATTGTTTTACAGCCGATGAAATGAGGCAAAACAACCTTATAGATGAAATTCAAGAAACCATAGGAATGATTGAAAGGGACTTAGGCCCTTATGAGCGTGGCGATTCAATGAATTATTCTGGTTATATGATGGAAAACGCATTAGGCCTAAAAAATCTAGTATTTAAATTGTTAAAAGGGGAATAAACATGGCTACCAAGAAACCAGCAGCACCAAAACCATTGACTGAACTAGAGCAGCTTAAAAGTAGCGTATCAATTCTTGAGGCTGCTTTATATCAGGCTTTTGCAGATTACGATGAGCTGCAAACAATGATAATTATGTTTAGAGAAGCCTCAAAGGGTGAGAACTTCTCAAAGTATTGGGTGCATGATTACTGCCAGGCTATGCTTACCAATGCTATAGCTAATCAGCACAATATGATGGATTGTGCAGGCCTTAAAGACTATTAATTAACTAACACGGGGGGTTCGCCCCCTATCTTTTTGCGGGGATTTTTTCTATGGTCTTTGACCTGAAAGGGTGGCGCTCATCCTTAGGACTTACACAAGAGGGCGCAGCGCAGTTGCTAGGTGTCCACAGGGTTACATACACAAGATGGGAATCAGGGGCGCAGACACCGCCTAAACTGATTGGAATGGCCTGTCTACAATTTAAGCAGGTGATGGGTAAAGCGGGGGAGTAGGCTACATTTTAAAAACAAAATCATGAAATTGGATGTAAATCACAATTTTTGGGAAAGGTTTTCAAATTGAAATTTAGCCTACGATGTCTGGGTCATGGTACTTATTCATGGCCTTTGACAACGCTTCTTTACGCTTCATTCTTTCGTTAGCTTTTTTATTCAGAATACCGCTATCGTCTAGCTCTAATGGTGGATTGTGGTCTTGACGCTTTTTTTGTTGTTTTTCCAGCGTTGACTCTTTGTGCGGGCGCAGCATAGCGTTTTCTGGCGGGTAGCTTCTTGTCATGTGTTTCATTACATATCCTTCATTTTGTCAGTAATGACTTGTTTTCTTGTGGATTTTGCTGTTTTTGCGGATTCTTTAAAGTCTTTGGCAGTTGGCGCACCTTTACTACCAGGCTTGCGCATCTTTTCGCCCGAACCAGCAGCTATCCTAGCTTGTTTTTTATGGATATTGGCATAAAGTCCGTTTTTCATTAGCAATTCCAATTCTTTAATGATGCTTTAGCCCGTTCAGCAGGGCCTTTAGCGTGTGCAACAACGCCTTTCATTCTGGCGCAAAAACTATTATGTCTACTACCACTCTTTTGAGGGGCTTTTAAATGGCTGCCATTCTTAGCATTGTATTCCGCCCTACCTTTGGCGGTCATGCCTGCACCCTTGTCTGTAGGGTTGTAAGTCTTACCAGTACCCGTAGTTTTATGCGGGATAGGCTTATCATGCTTATCCATTGCACTACGGATTTGGTCTTGGCGACTCATTTTGTTTCAATATACTTAGCGTAAGACTCTTCTAGCTTAGCTTTACGCTTGCCTTTAGCATGAGTACGCTCTTCGTTCAAAGCAATAGCCAAGGCTTGTTTCTTTGGCTTTCCTGCGGCAACTTCAGTCTTATAGTTTTTGCCGACTGATTGAGCCGAGCCTGATTTGTCCATTGGCATGATGAATCCTTACTTGAGGTATTTGAGTTTGTAACAGGTAGAGTCAATTAATTGTTGTATTTCTGCAACAATATTAATTAATTCTTGTTTTTGCGGCAAATCTGCATTGGCTTCATCTACAAAATTCTTCAATGATTCCATGTATTTAAGCGCATCTTTAGGTTGATGATAGACGCTTGGGAAAGTCTTAATCTGTTCGTAGCAGCCCATGTATGCCTCTACATAATCATCTACCAATTCGACTATCTCATCATAGTATTTGCCCAAAGCCTTATGCTGTGAGTAAGAATTTGTTGACCAATGGAAGAAATGAGTATTAGTAGCGCTATGCAATAAAGTAGCGGCAAACATAGCAACATTAGGCGTTTCATTCATAAATCACTCCATTTTTAACGATTTTAATACTTCTATAGCTTCTTCGCTTGAATTTACTCGATATAAATGTCCGCCTTTCCAACCAGCAATAAACTTAATTTGGTCAGGGGTAAACTTTTTATCAGCACCATCTTTTACTTCCATTAAAATAGTCTGTCCCTCATACGCAACAAGTAAGTCGGGTATACCCGCACCTACCATGTGTAATAAATGGACATCAGCACCATTATCTCGTAGCGCTTTTACAACACTTGCCTGATTTTTATCAACTTTTTTTGCGAATGTCATATTTTAGGTTAGTATTTGGTAACTTATTGATTATAGGGTAAATTTCATGGCTGGTAATCGTTTAACAGATGAACAATGGATTGCCTCTTGGAGACAACTTGGAAGTCCTGGTGAGTTTGCTAGAGTAAATGGAATTGCCATAAGAAATGTCATGGCTAGGCGTAGGTCAATAGAAGATAGGCTAGGTATCAAATTAGATACATTTAATAGCCAAAATCCAGCTTACCTTAAAAAAGTAGACCAAGCTGCACATAATGTCCGTAGGGGAATAGATGTAGATAAAGTTAAACGAGTCATTGTATTTTCTGACGCCCACTTTACCGATACCACTACAATAGCATTTAAAGCCCTTTTGGCAATGATTAAAGAGTTTAAGCCAGAAGTCATCATTTGTAATGGTGATGCCTTTGATGGGCAAGTTTTAAGCCGTTTTCCTTCTATCAACTTTGACCAAAAGCCTACGGTATTAGAAGAATTAAATGCTT